TTCGGTGCAACCATTTCCGCCGCCCGTATCAGCGTGAACTTATGGTCCGAGACCAAGCGCCGAATTTCTTTGACCTCGGCTGGCGTGTAATCCAGCGTCCAAGTCCTTTCGCCGCGCGGTTGTGTGTTTTGAATGTTCATTGGGTTGCCTTTCAAATTCTCTCTAGGTGTGCGGTTTAGTGTGCGCGCGGTCATGTCTGCTCACCCCCACTGCTCACTGCGCACACCACCACCCCACACCCCAAAGAGGGGTGGTGGTGTGCGGTGCGCACAGGGTGAGCGCACACCAAGTGGTGCAAGGTGGTGCAAAGGTGGTGCAAAGGTGGTGCGCTTTTTCATTCTTCTGACCTTTCAGAAGGATTGTTTGGACCGCCAATGATGACCTTCACTTCGCGTCTATTTCTGGGATTGTTCCAAAGTTCGACTGACAAAACGTCTGTCTTGATCCACTCCGACAGCAGGGACTTGATGCGGGATTTCTCGCCTTTTTCTTCACAATGAAGTCCCAAGACGTCAGCCACAACGAAGCCTGCCCACTGCGCAGATTGGCTATTCTCTCGGGCTGGTGGGTCACAGTTGGCGATTGCATTACGGACGGCGCTGGCATCTTCGCTGCGCAGCCCGGTGAAGGCGTCCGGCCATTCCCAAGACGCAATTACGCCCGTGCTTTCGCCGTTGTCGCACTGCACAGAAACCTTCTCGAACCACTTGGCGTAGTCGCTGGAAGGCGGGGCAAGGTTGCCCTCTATATCGCCCACCTGAAAGAAGTAGCGGTGATCTACGTTGGCCTTGAAACCATCGTCCTCACTCATGGGGACCAAGAGGCGGTTAAAGCGGGCAGTGCCTCGCAGGGCGCTACCGCCGCGCATGTCGTCAATGCCCGCCTTCACGCCCGCTTGCATTTTGCGTGTGTGGTGGATCAGCCCAATGGCAAGGTCACACTTGCTGGAAAACTGACGCAGGCGTCCACCCAAGGCGCGCATGACCTCGTTAGTCTCTGGACTGCGCGACAGATCCTGTAGTGGATCAAGGATTAGAATATCCACCTTTTGGCGTAGGCAGGCTTCTTCCATGATATGAAACTGGGGTTCGTTGATTTCGCCGTCAGGGCCTGAAATGATGTAGAAGCCTTCGGTGCCGACACCCGAATTGATAGACAAGCGCCCCACCAATTCCTTTTGGTCAATATTGTAATGCTTAAGGATCGCGCCAACGCGGTTTTTAATGGTGTCTAGGCCATCCTCTGCGTTGTAATAGTAGACCCGTTGTGGTGCCTGTTCTTCGCCCGTCAGGATGCCGCGCCCGGTGGCGATGTCTACCGCCTCGATCAGGCCCAAAAGAGACTTGCCGACCTTTGGTGGGGCCGCTGTTACGGACGTGTAGCCCTTGGCATAGAAGCGATTGTAAACGTACTGGACGCGCGGGATCGTGGCGAAGTCGATCGGCTCCCAGAAGTCCACCTTGAAGCGGGCTGCGCCGTCCTTTGGTGTCTCCGCCCTCATGGCACGAATGAGCGCCCCAAGATCCTCGCCCCCGGCGTCTGCCGCGTCCCATTTATCGGGGCGTGTGTCTGGCACGGATAGGATGGATACCGAAAGCGCGCCTTTGGCTTCTAGGTGGTCCTTTAGGCGCGCTGCGTAGCTTTTGCCTGCCTCGTCATTGTCCGGCCAGATTATGACCTTGCGGCCTTCCACAATAGACCAGTCGGTCTTTTCGAGTGGTGCACCTGCCCCGCCCATTGCTGTGGTTGCATCAAGGTTCTGGGCTATCAGTGCGTCGGCGGCTTTCTCGCCCTCTACAACGATGATTTCAGGGGCCTTAGCGATGTTTGGCAGGTTGTATAGTGGGCGGTTTTCAGGCGCGCGGTAGGCGTGTTGCTTGGTGTCCCAAGGCCGGAAAGTTTTCTGTGCCTTCCCGTCTTTTTCCCACTCGAACCGCTCCACCTGCGCAACAATGCTGCCGCTGGCGTCGGTGTAGTTGTAGGTAATCGTCGGAATGCCCCAGCTTTCGCCCCCTTTGGGGTTTTTGCGGGTTGGTGTCCGGCGTGGCACATTTTGCACCGCGCCTGTGAATTCTCCAGCGTCCTTTAAGGTTTCGCGAAAGCTGGCAAGCCCCCTCGCCTCTTTCCAAAGGTCGAATATGTCGCCCCCGTCAGAGGTCGCGAAGTCGTGCCATAGGCCTGCCTTCGGCCCCTTCAATTCAACAGCCAGACTTTCGCCAGCTTCCCCAAGGATGCTGCCGATATAGAATTTGCTTGCCTTCTTGTCAGAAAAGCCTTGCGGGTAGAGGTACCCCAGGACGCCCTCTAGCTGACCTAAAAGGGTTGCGTGAACTTCATCCCGATCAGCGGCTGGTTGCGACCATTCTGGTGCCTTTGGGGCTTCAGGCGCTTGTGATGGGGCCGAATTAAAGTCAAGTATCATCCCAGCAAACCCCCTTGAATGGACAGAAGCGGCAAACAAAGCTGTCGGGGTTGTCTGTCGCCCGTGGCAGGGTGTCGCCGCCGTCGACCGCCTTGAGAACCGTTGCGGCCTTGTTTGCGCAGTCCTGTGCTAGCTGTGGGTCGAACTTCACCAACTCTAGGTGGATGCGCATATCGTTGGCGTTAACCGCTACGAAAAACGCGGGGTGTTCGGATAGTTCGCCATATGCCTGATAGGTCGCGACTTGCGCGGCGTACTTTGGGTAGGCCTTAGCAACGCCGTGCTTTACCAGTTGATTGAAGCCCTTTTCGCCAAGGCATTTCGCCTCGAACAGCGCGGGATATTCGAAACCCTGCGGACCGCCCGTCACCACTCCATCGAAGTGACCCTTGAACCGTCCTTCGCAATCTTCAAACCCGAACTGCCGACCGTCGCGGTCCTTCGATCTCATTTCAAAGCCAGCGGACAGCATCCAGCGAATGAGCCATTCTTCTACCTCATGGCCTCGCTGGAAGATCCGGCGAATGCGTGGTTCGAAGTCTGATCCTTCGTCTTTGTCTGCGCCGTTGTACTCGTATTGCAAGCGCCGTGCGCAGGGTTCGCCAATGGCAGACCCGCCAAGGTATTCGCGTTTGCTTTCGCCAGTGGCGCGCCGATCTATTGCCTTGTCGATCAGGGCAACAAACTTGTCGCCCAAGGCGCTCCGGCTGTTAAAATCTAACATCATGCCCGCACCCGTGGCTTTTCGCCGTGTTCAAACCTTGCGGAACGGGCTGCGTTTATAGCCGATATCGATGTATCGCCTTCCTCTCCACCATACGGATGATAATAAAGCCTTGGTTTGCCATCATTATTTCTAGGAGGCAGATATTTCGGATTCCAGCAAACGCTTTCCATGCGTGTTGTTGGACTGGCGCGCCCTTTATCAATACAACTTTGACAAGCGTCGTTTTCAAAAGGGTCCCAATCGCCGTCGCAATCAGTCCCGCACACCCTGCTAGGAGTGATGATCTTGTATACTTTTGCAGCGGGTGTCCCATCCAAAATCAAAAGAGGCTGGCGGGAATCAAAGACAAGAAACATCATCTTATCCATGTCGTTTTCGTCAATTATTTTGCTGGCATAATCCGGCTTGACCTCGGCCCAGACACCCATCTCTGGAAGCCAAAAGTCTGGCAAATACCACCCGGCTCTCGTCTGGAACCCTTCTGGTTCATATTCCCACTTGATGCCCAGTTCTTCAAAGAACACAGCCCATCTGGCCTCAAGGCGACTGCGGAAGCGGTAACCCTTCCAGTTCGTTTCAATTGCTTTAATCATGTCACTGCCCCTCAAAACGGAATTTCATCATCGAATGATGATTTCATTTGACTGCTTAGGCTTTTCTGCACACCCTCTTGGGCGGCACGAATAAGCCCGCAAATATCGTCCTTGCTGAATTCGTTGAACGCCTCGATCTTGCCGATGCTGTTTAGGTATTCGGCAACGTCAGCGCGGGCGTCCAAGATTGCTTGGACCTTTTCGGTTGGGCTTGGCTTGATAATCATCTTTTTGCTCTTTCTGCTTGGGTAACAACCGCACGAAGTGTGCAGATCATCAGGCGGGCCGATCCATCCGGCCCGCCCAAGGTTCACCCCACAAACGCCACAAGCGAATTCAGGTCTTCTTCGGTCGTGTCGGCCCATTGTTTGTTCCTTGACCTCTGAACGACCCAGCCTGTTATCGCTGCGGTTGCGAGTTTTTGCAGATCGCCTCTGTTCAAAGAGGCAAGCGGGCGCGTATGGTCCCACTTGCTCAATGGACCCTCGATCATCTTTTGAACGGCATGTTCGAGGGCCTTGAGGTCTGCTTCGTCAGCAGAGGAAAGGGTGCGCTTAGGCGGCCCTTTCTTTGCCATTAGGTGGCCCAATCAGGCTTGGATGCCTGACCCGACGACTGCTTGGGTGGTGGGCTATTGCCCGGTGCAGCACCTTCACCTGCCATCAGCGCGGTATAGTCTTTGCTGGTGACGCCAACGACATTGTTGATCTTGTTTTTGTCGCTGTAGTCGCTGCCGGGTTCGGCATGCTCCACCTCGATCATTGCGCAGAACTCCAAGCCGTCCAGGTCGCCAAGACCTTTGATCCGACGCGCGGCCATTGCCTTGTCGCTGGCATCTTCTGCCTTCACGCCTGCCGCGCTTTCCAACGCTGCCCGAATGAAGCTGCGTCCCATCTGTTCCCACTTGGGGCCTTTGGGGGAATGCAGGCCGATCAGGGACCACACTTTGCGCTTGTTGTATTTTCCGCCCATGACTGTGAATTCACAATCAAGGTAGATCGCACCGGATTTCTCCGAGCGTGTGGCGTAGCCACCCGTCAGACCTTTTTCAGGATCGTCATATCCGCCTGCACGGATTTTCAGGTGCACCTTTACGGGTGTTTTGTTGGGGATAAGATCGCCCCCAGTTTGCTCGTCTGCTGTTGAAAAATCATTCCAAGACATTGCTTTGCTCCTTATGCTGCTTCTGGTTGTTGAAGTTCTTCGACCCGAACCACTATTGACGTGGTTTGGATATCGAAGCGGGATAGATCTCCAACGGCACTTTCTGCCGCCTTGCGATCAAAGTTTTTGCGGGATTGTTCGGCCGCTTTGACCGCCGCAAAGTCACCTGACTGGCTAAATTCGCCAGACAGGAATCCATCGCGAAGCTGTGCTTCACGTTCCTTGAGTTCCTTGATCTTCTGTTTGACCATCAGGAATTCATCAGCGGGTTTCATGTTGTTCACGCCGCTTCCCCCTGTGCAGGAATTTCAGTCACAAGGTGGTCTTGCCGCTTACCTTTGCGGATCTTCTCGAACAGCTTCCCAAGGTGGGGTTGTTCGATCTGGTCAAGACGCCCGCTGCGGTCTTTCGCCGGGTAGCCCCAAGGGTTCGGGCTGGTGCAGATCAAGGCGCGATACTTATCGCCTTCTTCTGGCTGCACTTCCTGATAGGTGATGATCTGGTCAACGATGCCGGATATTTCGCGGCCAACCTTTGAACCCTCGATTTGCGGCATCCACTGCGCGCGCCCGTAGTCGTCTTCCTTCTTGTCTAGGATGCCGACGAAAACGATATTCTTGCCGCGCGTGTGCTGTAGCTGCGATAGCCAGCCCAGCATTTCGCGACCGTGAAGACCGTAGGCACCGCGTATGTCTGGCTTGCCTGTCTTTTCGCTCATCCCGTCCGGCTGGCCTTGCGACCATTGGAAGGACAGGCGCCCCGCGACCGTGATGCTGTCGATGAAGATCGTTTCGTATTTGTCGAACTGCGCAGCCTCACCGTTACTGTTGAGGTGATCGAAGTGGGCTTGGCTGAAGTTCTGTTCGTCACGAAGTGCCGGGTTAGGACCGCCGATCAGGGCAGCAAGAGAGCGGCAGTCCTCCCATGTGCGGGGCTGGATTGCGTCACCCTGCCAATCCTCAACCGCAAGGCCACCAGCTTCTAGGTCAAAGAATAGCGTGGTTTCTGGGTTCAAGGTTTTCAGCAAGGTAGTTTTGCCAATCCCGCTTGGACCCAAGATCACAGACTTGATCCCTGTTTGGTCTTGCATCCGCTCTGATGCTGTTACGATTTTAAGTGCCATTTCGTTTTGCTCCTTTACTGCTTCTGCTCTTTTGCTGCTGTCCGTGTTGAGGCGGGGCGCAGCCGGTAGAGCAACCACCGTAGGGGCTATGCCCCCGACCCCGCCCCTATCTCTGTTGTTCTCATTTCTTTGCACTCCACCAAGCCAGCAAGCGCGGCCTCAACTTGGGTTCCGGTGTCTATGGAGAAATTCAAAACATCACCTCGTTGTGCGGGATTTTTTCAGCGTCCAGAA